TCTTCGCGTATCTCCGAAAACAGTCATGACTCGGTTCAAGACGATCTGTTTCCGCCGTTAACGGTTGGCGTTGGTTCTGATCAGCCACGGTTGGAAACGCCCACTATTGGGTACGAGTCTTTCGGGCCTCTCATCGCAGAGTTTGCAGCTGCTCACCTCAACCGCAATTTGTTTCCGTGGCAAGTCAATGTGTTGACCGGTGCTTTTGAGCATGATGAAGACGGGGCGTTTACACATTCGAGCGCGATGGCGTTTTGTGCGCGCCAGCAAGGCAAGACGTTTATGCTTTCGGCGGTGGTGGGGTTCTGTCTTTTGGAGTTGCCACGCATTTGGGGGCGACCTGTCAAGGTTGTGTCCACGGCTCACGAACTTGCGTTGGCGACTGAGGTCTTTGAGGATCTGCGTGACCTATTTGAGTTGTGGGAAGAGTCGGGGCTGTGCAAAGTGACGTGGGCGTATGGTCGGCACCGCGTCAAGATGGTGGACGGGTCTGAGTATTTGGTTAAGGCTGCGACAGGGAAGAAGCACGGCATCTCGGGCGTTGATGTTCTGATCGTTGACGAGCTGTGGGCGATTACGGAGGCTGCTTATTTCGGGGCGTTGAAGCCTGCGCAGATTGCTGTGAAGTCGGGTCTGTCTTTGTTGGTGTCTACGGCTGGCGATGAGTCGAGCACGGTGATGAAGAAACTGCGTGAGCAGGCCATCGGTCAGATTGACAAGGGTGAGCCGGGCGAGTTGTACATGGCGGAGTGGTCAATCCCTGATTCTGTGTCACCTGATGACGAGCGTTATTGGGGCTACGCCAATCCTTCAATGCCACGCACGGTCACGATTAAAAGTCTTCGAGCTGCACACGCCAGCCCTGACCGATCTCAGTGGCTTCGCGCTCACTGCAACATGTGGGTGAGTGCTGCTTCGTCTTGGCTTCCGCCGGGGCAATGGGCAAAACGCCAAACTGTAAACACCGAGTGGGACGGCACGACTTCGGTGCTGGCGGTGGACTCCGCCGTGGACGACTCAAAATATGTCGGGGTGTGGTGTCGCAAAAACACAGACGGAGACATCGTCGCCAGTGTCGAGTTTCAGACCGAGTCCATTGCCGAAATGTGGGAACGAATCACACAAGCCCTGGAGCGTGAACCAAAAACGCAGCTGGCTATCACGCCGTCTCTGTTTATTCACACCCCCGAGAAGTACCAACGCAGAACGGTGCAATGGGGCTACGGAGAAATAAACAAGTACACGTCCACAGTCAAGGGTCTGATTAACGAAGACCGCGTGAAGCACACTGGCGAGGTTTTACTTTCGGAGCATGTAAACAGGGCGGTGCTAATCCGCGGTCAGGGTGGCGCTCTGTCAATTTCCTCCCAGCGATCACCGGGGCCGATTGAGGCTTGCCGTTGTCTCATCGTTGCCGTGGCGATGGTGTCTCGTCCGGGTCAAGCAAATAAACCTTCGATGGGTTCTTCTAGATAGTTGCATTTGCAACAATCTTGTGTAAGACTCCGAAGAGATGGGTATTTTCTCACGCAAAGTTGACACCGCTGCTTTCGCATCTGCACCTGTGCAGGCTGCTGCTGGCGCGTCCTATGTAGGCAACTTCATTGCGTATCAGACTGGCTCCGCCGAAGTACGCGCTCTCGGTATTCCTACCGTCTCACGCTCGCGCGACCTGCTCGCAGGGATTATCGGCTCTGTCGGTCTGAAGCATTACTCGAAGCAATGGAACGGCGAAGACTATGACGAGGTGTACTTGCCTCTTGAGCCTTGGATGGAACAACCTGACCCAAAAGTCTCACGCTCGTTTTTCTATGTAAACATTTTCTCGGACATGTATTTCTACGGTGTGGCTTACGCATACATAACCACCCGTTACTCCACCGGCTTGCCTGCATCGTTTACATGGCTTCCAGCTGCAAACATGTCAAGCACTCAGCAAAGCGGAATCCCTCAGTTCTACGGCCCATCTGACGAACTAGAGTTCAACGGGCAAAAAGTGTCGGTTTCTGACGTAGTCCAGTTCATCAGCCCTATCGAGGGCATCTTGAAAACTGGACAGCGCGCCATCAACACGAGCATCTATCTTGACCAAGCAGCCGACCGCTATGCAGCGCTCGAAACCGTGCCGGGCTACCTTCAGCAGATTGACGGCGAAGACATGTCAGGCGATGACCTTGGATCTCTTGCCTCAGCGTGGGCTGCAGCCCGTAAACAAAACGCCATCGGCGCGTTGTCTCGTCAAGTGCAGTTCAAAGAGTTCAACCACTCACCACAAGAAGTCATTGCTGATCAGCGCAAGTATCAATCACTTGAGATGGCTCGCCTCTGCAATGTCCCTGCTTACATGGTGTCCGCCCCTCAAGAGGGTGCATCCATGACATATCAAAACGCACAGCAGGCACGTCAGGACTTGTACCTTTTTGGCGCTCGTATCTACATGGACGCTATTGAGCAAACCCTTTCCAGCGCTCAAGTTTTGCCACGAAATCGGTATGTAGAGTTTGATATCGAGGACTACGAAGGATCCGAAGACCGTTCACCTGACGGAATGCCTAATAACGAAACAGATGAGGAACTATGAAGATTGAGTTTGTAGCTGTGCCTGTCACCTTGGACGCTGCCGCTGGCGAGGACAGCCCCCGAACAATCACGGGTGTGGCTGTTCCTTGGGACACTCCAGCAGTGGTGTCCTCGGGTGAGGCCGTTGCTTTTAAGCGTGGCGCTTTCGATGTAAACGCTAAAGCCCCAAAACTTCTTGAGGGTCATGACATGACGCAGCTGCGTGGTGTTGTTACCGAACTGGTAGAGGCCGAAGAAGGTCTGTTGTTTACAGCAAAGTTTGCTAATACTCGCGCCTCTGATGAGGCTATTGAACTTGTGAAGGCTGGCGCTTACGACTCCGTAAGTGTTGGCGCTATTCCCGTGAAGTTCAAATACGACAAGAACGGAACGATGGTTGTCTCCAAGGCAAACCTCGTTGAGATCTCGTTGGTCGCACAACCTGCTTTTGCAGATGCGGTCATCACAGAAATCGCTGCTTCCCAGCCTGACGAAGAGTCAGAAGAAGAAGTTGTCGAACCCCAACCCCTAGACATTCCTGAGGAGGAAACCATGTCTGAAGTAACCCCAACGGTTGAGGCTTCGGCTGAAATCGTCCCAACCGCACCGCTTTTTGCGGCTGCAAAGCGTGAGGTCAAGTTGCCAACCGCTGCCGAGTACATCGCTGCTGCAATGGCTGGCGGATCACAGTGGCTTGACATGTCCGCAGCACTTCAAGCTGCTGCACCTGACGTGACAACCTCTGACACACCCGGCGTTTTGCCATTGCCAATTGTCCAGCCTGTTTACAACAACTTTATTGGACGCCGTCCAGTAGTTGACGCAATCGGCGCTAAGGCAATGCCCGGCTCAGGCAAAGTCTTTATCCGTCCCGAGGTCACAACTCATGTTTCCATGGCTGCACAGTCTGCTGAAAACGCAGCGCTTCAGTCAGGCACATACGTTGTCACCGACAATCAAGTTACAAAGGGCACCTACGGTGGCTATGTAAACTTGAGCCTTCAGGACGAAGAGTGGACAGACCCAGCAGTTGTGTCGCTCATCCTTGACGACATGGGACGCATTTATGCGAACACCACCGACAACGTTGCAGCCGACAACCTTCTTGCAGGCGTGACACAGTCCGCAGTGTTGACCGACCCAACTTCACCTGCTGAATGGGTTGCAGACATCTACGCAGCTGCGTCAACAATCTTGACGAACTCAAACGGCAACTTGCCAACCCACCTGTTCCTTTCGCCAAACATGTATGCGGCGCTTGGTCAGTTGGTTGACACCACAGGTCGTCCGTTGTTCCCAGAGATTGGCCCAATGAACGCCCTCGGCACGGCAAACGCATCAACATTCGCAGGAACCGCTTTCGGTCTCACCTGTGTTGTTGACCGCAACTTCGCTGCCGACACCGTCATCGTTGGTGATCCATCAGGCTTCGAAATCTTCGAACAGCAAAAGGGTGCCCTCACCCTTGAGTCCC